CCTGCTTTTCTTGAATAGTTTGATTATATAGTTAAAAGTTTCAGGCTCTCTGCTTTGTATAAGTTTACATTCTATCTGGTCGCATTGCTCTGTCATCTTCTTAATGTCTGCAAAGCTCCAAGTGACTATCTCATCGGCATCGGGAAAGAATACCCAATCGTTTTTGGCAAAAGATAAACATTTATTTCTGATTTTCTCAGAATTTTTTAATTTATCTTGAACGGTAAATGACGGCTTATAACCGAATTTTGAAGTAAAATCATCTACATCTTTTTGAGTGGGGATTTCAAACTCATCTATTCTATTAAAAACTTTCGCTCCCATTTTGGTCGCAATCTCTTTTGTTTTATCAGTAGATTCGTTATCAAAAATTAAAATCTCTTCACAGTCTTTAAGTGAGGCCATAAGGCGGGGTAGATTCTTCTCCTCGTTTTGAGTTATAACAATAGCTGAAATATTCATATTAAAATACTGTTTTCCAGGTGTCTGAAATATTTTGCCAAATATGAGTGACAGATTTCCAAGCATCACCAATATTTATAGATATGGCACTAACCGACTTAAAACTATCCCCAATATTTATTTGCATATTAGTCCCCGTGCTTATATCATCCCCTATTGAATAAAAAGTAGAAGGACTTGATTGGTTGTTATATTCCGCTGCCCACCACGAAGGAGTTTTGGCTGAGGTTGAAATCCTTATCTCATCAAGATGGCCAGTATAAGGTCTATTAGTTTCACTTGTGGCAATAAAAGCTACTCCAGTATTCCCATCAGCATCAAAAGCAGCTAAGGTAGAAACATTAACTGTCGTATCCTGATATAACTTGAAGTTATCTGCTCCCTGTTTCCCTGATATGGCAAAGTAATGCCAAGTTCCATCAATCATATCTATGGTCCCCCAAGTAAGATTATCGGTTCCGTTAGTGGTGTTTATAGCTGCTAAAATAGTATCTCCCCCGATAAGAATTGGAGTCCATGATTGTTTTGCAGCGTCTGTTGACCATTTAGCAACGATATCCATTGTTCCTTGAGTAGATGTTTTCATCCACCCTGAGACACTTATTTCAGCATGGTCGCTCCCGAATACCCCTGCTCCCAAAGAAATATACGCTCCACTGGCAAATGCTGCTCCTCCACCTCCGTTAATCCCTGCTACAGCCGTTGCACTGCTATTTGTTCCGTTATTTGTATTAGTTGAACTATTTACATCTAAGGTTGTTGCATCTCCCAAGTGATAAACTCCCTCATAATCGGCAGTCCAAGTTCCAGTCTTATTCTGTTGGTCGGTTGAAATTGAAGAATTACCATAAGCCAAGTAAATTACAGTATTTGCAGAAGTAGAAAGAGTAGGAACTTCAACCCAGAACTCGCAAACTCCAGTCGTATCCTTCCAAATATGTCTTTCAAAATCAAGCATTGTCGTACAGGCCTCATCAGAGAAGAAAGCTATATCATACCCTGAAGCATTAGTAACACCCCCACCGCTCCCTGTAACCCTTAAATCTGGCTCTCCCCCTGTCCCATCATAAGTCCCGCCAAAGAACATTGGGAAGTTAGAAGAATCTGCTGTTCCGCATTTTGTTTCATCTATTGTTATTGCTCTTTTGTGTGTCCATGCCATAATTATTAAGACTTAATTTTATAATCCCTCATGGGGTATACTGGACATAAAGTGACCCCTCTGTAGTTGTTGAAGCAGTTGGTCCAGTAGGTCCAGTTCCATAACTGACATTTATCACTTGGTCTGTAGTTGATGACGCTCCTGTTGCATGGTCTGAAGCCTCAATACTATCTCCAGCAGTTGTGGTAGTTAAAATAGTTCCTGTTCTGGTTAAATAACTTGTTCCAGTCGCCCCTGTGCTTCCAGTTGCTCCTGTAGGACCTGTTATTCCAGTAGCTCCCGTTGGACTAGTAGGGCCTGTGGGTCCCGTTGTTCCTGTAGTGCCTGTCGCACCTGTAGTCCCTGTATTCCCTGTTGTTCCCGTTGTTCCAGTGGCCCCTGTATTACCCGTAGTCCCCGTAGTACCTGTAGCTCCTGTCGGTCCTGTAGGACCTGTGGGGCCTGTAGGACCTGTTGGTCCAGTGACACCAGTTGAATAACGGGTGTCTAAGTCAGCATAAAGAGAAGGGCCGTCTATTATTATTCCATGACTTGCCGGATCAACAGCAATGGTTGTGGGCGTTGAATTATCAATTGATGATACGCCAATTAATGTTGAAACTCTGTTTGCATCTTTTTTAGCCTCAGCCATAATTAACTAACCTTAACTATTAACGCATGAGTAGTTGGGTTTACAGCTATAACTATTGGAGTTTCAAAATCGTCTGAAGATACGCCAATTACGGTAGTTTCACGATTGTTGTCATGCTTAGCTTCTGCCATATATAAAAAAAGCCCAGCCCCTTATGAGAGGCTGAGCTAGAATTGCTCTATATTATAATTATATCACTGGGTTAATCTGTCAGAAATCCTTTGAAGTCTTACTCTTTCAGTTTCGTTTTTTTTCTCTCTGATATCCAAAATCTGTTTACGCTCAATGTCAATTGTTTTTTCTTTTGAAAGGATTGCCTCACGACCAGCCAGTTCATTTTCCTTATCTTTCAGTCCGGCATATTTACTTATCAACACTTCAACATCTTTCTTTTGGATATCTAAATTAGCTGATTGTGTTGCTATCGCCAGTCTTTTATCTTCAAGTGTTTTTACTTCATCTTTAATATGATTTTCTCTTATGGTTTGCTCCGTCTGTGTCCTTTTAATATATTCCTGCTCTTCTTTTTGATGTTTTTCCATCTCTGTAATCCCTTTGAGTTTTCCGTCAATTTCAGCCTCTCTTGTCCTTAACTTGAAGTCAAATTCTTTAAGTATGGCGTCCCTTGAATACAGGTCCCCTAACTCGGTTTCAAAAAGAGATATCAGTTTATCCACTTTATCAATCTCGGATTTTATTTGCTCAAATGTTGTCATATTTTTACTTTAATTTGTTCAATAATTTCTTTCCTCTCGGCGACATTGTTTATATCATTCAGGGAGCGGGAGGCCATGACAGCATCGGTCAAATGTTTGACTATAAACCTTGCCTGTGGAGGAGTGAAATAAGTAATTGCAATAGGCTCCATTACCAATGTATGAGATTGGTTATTGTCATCTAACCACTCCCTACTAAACTGCCTAGATAGGGGATTAAAAAGAGGTATTTTCCCGTTCATAAAGATATTGGATAATCTTAATTAAAAGCTCATGTTCCTGTCGTTGGGTAAACTTACCGGTTTCATCCAATGTTTTAATATCTTTTTCCAAGCTCTTATTGGTAATGTAAATTTTGAATATTTTACTCACTTCTTCAAGTATTTTCATATTATATTTTAATTATTAATGTTGGCTCAACTTCGCTCGCTAAATCAGAATTAATCCATTCTAATACATAATGACCTTTATTAATTTCTTCTCTTATTTTAGATAATGTTATTTCATTCTCTATATTAATATCTCTATCAACTTTTGAAAAACCAGTAAATTTAGAAGTTTCAACAACAATTTTAGCTTTTATTGTAGTTTTCATAGTTATGCACTTACTTCCTCAACAAGTTTTTTCTTTGCCTTGTTGATAGGAAATGAACTTTTAACTTCAGGTTTTACTTCGGGAGCAGGTTTTTTAACCGGTCTATTCAAGCTATCTAATATTTGCTCTTCAATCGGTCTTTGGTCCTCCATTCCGTCACTTTTAACCTCTTCCTCCTCAATCCCGTACCTTTCCTCAACTCCAAGCCAAATCATGTCATAAATTCGTTTAATTCCCGCCTCGTCATTGATAGTCGGAGTTCTATCATAAAGTTTCTGCTTTTCGTAAGGATCGGTCTGATATTTTAACTTCATGTCCTCGGAGGCTCTCTCTATCAACTCACGCACCAATATCTCAGCTTCCTCGCCGATAAGTTTGTTTTTCATGTCCCTGCACCACTTCATCGCCAAGTATCGTGGCATAACCTTCTGCCCCTTACCAAACCCTACATCTTTGTCCCTATTGGGTACTGTGTGCCTAAAACCGTCCCATACGATTGTGAAGTCGTTGTTGGTGGGGTTGTAAACACGAATAGAATCTAACGAAGTCCTGTACATCTCACGCTTTATAGCGTCTGGTTTGTCTAACATATTTCTAGTTTGAAATTAGTAATTTATAAAACCTAAGCCGGTGTCGTTACCGTGACATTCCCGTCTGAACTTAACGGCCTCCATAAACAATAAAAAGTAATAACCCCCGCTGTTGCGTCAGCTGTAGTTATCTTCAGTAACACATCAAGTCCTCCATTTACTACCTGCATTGCCGGAATTGCCGCTATTCCGACCTCAGGAGTTGCGTCAATCCAAATATCCCCTGCGTCTAAATCTTCCATGTCTGCTATCTGTGCAATCAGTCCTGCTGTATTTCCTGTAACACCAACTTCAATTTCTCCACCTGAGCCCGTCATATTAGTAGTACACACACCAAAAACAGTTAATAAAACATCGCCTGTAACTGTGAATAAAGTGTGATTACCTGCATTTCCTGTAAGATTTTCAACGAATGTCCAAGTAGAAGAAAGTAAAAATGCCTCATTTGAATTGACCGTGCGTGAATTAGCATCAACCTGTTGTCCGGCAACAATAGCCATAATATTTTATTTAAACTTGTATATATTAATTATATCACTGTTCTATACCTCGCCTTTCCCTAGCTCTGCAAACTTCCTCCATTGGATTGCCTCATGTGGTCGTGAAAAGTCGGCCATCAAAAGCAACGGCTCTTTAGCATAAGGGTCAATCCTCATCGCATGGAAACAGGCAATATGTGCCTCCGCCTCATTTCCAAGCCTCCAGTAGCAAATAGCCATAAGAGAATAAGCTTTGACTATCTCTTTAACTCCATAGGCGCTTTTTAAATACATTTTGAAAAATTGGATACATTTATTATATTCTCCGTAGCTATAATATTCTCTTGCCAAGTAGTAGTTGGTTCTGACATCATTATCCCTGATGAATGCAAATTCAAGCGCCGGAAGATAGGTATTTCTCCACTCTTTGTATTGTTGAAAATGGTCCATATATGTTTTTTTAGGAATATTTATCCTCAGGTCATACCCGATGATCGCTCCATGTATCCGTCCCCACCACCAAGTCTTAGACTTTCGGGCTAATTTTACGGCATGAAAAGCCTCGGTAACATTCCCTTGTGTATCATGTGCATGATTAAACAACATAGGAATGACATCGGATACCGGTAATAGTTCATTTATCTCGTCCTTATCCATCATTAGTCTCTCATCCCCGTCTATCCATAAAATCCAATCATTTTTAGCGTATCTCATACACCAGTTACACTCTCTTCCTCCGTCATAAAGGACATTTCCTGCTTTAAATATCGGCTTAAATCCAAAACGCCTTGTAAATTCGGCAATATCATCCTCAGTTGCTGTATCTGTGATCCATTTTCGCTTTATTACTTTAGCTCCCAGCTCTTTAGCGAGTTTGGCCGTTTGGTCAGTTGATTCGTGGTCTATTAAGATTATCTCATCTACCTCTTTTATTGTTTCAAACAGTATAGGTAAGTTCTTTTCTTCGTTGTAGGCAAGAATTATTGCAGAAATGTTTTCGGAGGTCATATATTAATTATATCAATAGAAGCCACCTTGCGATGGCTTCTAATTTTGATTTAGCTTGTTGACTAGCTCTTGGTAGGATATACAGTAAAATAATATGGCACCGTGCCAATTAGAATCTTAATATCTCTTTGTGTTCCTGCTAAGGTTGTTGACGCATCATTATATAAATTTGTCAACACTCCTCCGCTTGTCCCTGTTGCTGTAAATGAAATCCCTTTGTTGATAGCCGTAACAACAATGCTACCACTTGTGAGAGTAACATCTCCTGTTGTAACTGTTGTTGCCCTGCCTAAAGTAACTCCACCTGTTGCCGTCCCGTTTAATGTAATGGTTCCAGAACCTTTTGCATCAATCGTCATTGATTCATTAGTTCCTGACGATGTAGCAGCAACTGCCACTCCTGATGCCGCAATATTTGCCGTAATATCAATTCCTGTCACTCCTGTTGCTGACGAGGCATTAACATTAAATGCCGGATTGGTTGCCCCTTGTCTTCCAACTACAAGTGCATTAGCACCTGTTGATGTGATTGAACCTAATGCCGAAACTGAAGAACCTCCGATAGTTGTTGTTGAAGGTAACGAACAAGTCGTTCCTGACAAAACAACATCTTTTGCTGAATTTATACCATTGTGCTTTACAACTGGTAAAGCATCTTCCAGTAAAACTGCCATAGTTATTTGTATTTAACCCTCCTGAATTGATGCAATCTTCTCGTCAAGGGTAAACTTTTAATTGGGCCGAATTTCACGGCCCCTAATCTTATTAGTCAATTTGAACAAACACTGCTAAACCTTTTGCTGAGGCTTTAGCCATTCTGGTGACTCCTACATACTGAGCGCCTGTTCCTGCGGCGTAAACGCCCATAGCACCTGCGACAGTTAAAGGTCCACCTACTCCACTCCCTACTGCAAATGTTCCATTATCTGATAGAACCGCAGCCATTCCATGTGTTTGAACCCAACCATAGTATTCTGCCGGAACCTCATAATGAGCAACTCCGCAGATCATACCTGTTGAGGTTGTGGCTGGAGCTACAATTACTCCACTCCACGGACTTCTCTTTAAGTTCACGGTAGCCGAAGTTGTAACTGCGGCCCTTAGTGGTCTATCCAACCAAACAGTCATCGCCCCACCCGTAGTTAGTGTGCCTGAAATACCTGTTACAGTATATTCATCACAGATTGCGATTGTTCCAGCTGTATAAACTGATAACGAACCACCGACATACATCGCATTAGTAATGGTTGATGTACCGTTGGTTATATGCAAAAATCTGTTTCCAGCGACACCGGCTGTTCTAACAACCATGTTTTCCATGGTCGTATCTTCAACTGCCTCTTGGACCAGATTACCTTTAACTAATGCGGCTGCACCGTTTAGTACATATCTGAAGGCTTTTCCAGTTTTTCCGTCCCACACTAACTGTCCGACCGCCAAGTTCTCTCCGGGAGTTATTGACGAGCCGTACAAATCAGGGGATCCTACTATTCCTGTTCCTGATAGTCCTGCCATAATAATTTTGTTTGAAATTTATAATTAGTCAATGCGTAAAAATACTGAAATCCCGCAACCTGTTGCATTTCCCATTCGTGCTACTCCGTAAGCCGCTTTAGCTGTAGCTGCAGCATAAACTGTTGCCGCTCCGGCTGCGTCAAGACACGGTGTTCCAAGCATTGAGCCGACAGCCGCTGTCTGATTTGAAGATAACATCGCTGTTACTCCATGAGTTTGGATAAATCCGTACTCTGACGCTGGGATTGGATAAACTGCTACTCCAACTGGCATTTCTGTCGCAGTTGTGATTGGAGCTTGAATAACTCCACTCCAAGGCGACTTTTTCAAATTGACTGTCGCACTTGTTGAGTAGACATAACGTACAGGTTTATCCGTATACACTTTCAAAGCACCTCCCGTTGTAAGAGTTCCGCCTATACCAATGATTGTGTATTCATCACAAATCGCAACCGTTCCCGCTGTATAGACGCCTATTGTCCCTCCTATAAAATCCGCCGGAACAATTGTCGTTGTTCCATTGGTTACTTGAAGGTATTTATCGCCTATAGCAGCTGCCGTTCCGATAGCCAGGTTTTCATGCTGAGCTGTTCGGACCGAAGCCTGTATAAGGTTTCCTACAACTAAGGCACTAGTTCCATTGAGAACATACCTGAAGGCTTTGCCGGTTTTACCATCCCATATTAACTGTCCAATCATCATTGATGGAACAGCGGATGAAGCATATATATCGGCTCCCCCAAGTGTTAGTTCTCCTGATAAACTTGCCATAATAATATTTTTAAAATTTGTAATTAGACTCCTGTAATCCCTGTCAAAACTCCCTGTCGTCTAAATCCACGGGCCACGAGTTGACCAATAACGTAAAATCTAGCGATCATCCCCGCTTGGTTAGGCAACATCATTGGCTTCTGATAAAAGAAACCGTTGTAGTCTGAAGGCATGTCTAGAGCCTCAGCACCTGTTCCCTCATAAGCTTTATTTGTTCCCAAGTTAACTTTAGAAATAACCGATTTAAAGTTATCCGGAACAATTGTTCTACCCATCCAATCAAAGTAGTTCTCGTTCAGGAAATATAAATATCCTGATGTGCAGAAATCATCTTTGATGATAGGCATACCCCGATAAGACAATGCTGAAAAACCTGCAGCGTTTTTAAGTTCGCTTTTGTTTCTCATGGCATACTTTCCTCTGACGGCAAGAGCTGGATATCCTGCTTCGTTGTAGGAAGTTCTAACATTCGGAGTTAACAGTTGCTCGTATAGAGACCAGACTGTCTTTGTTGTAACTCCGATATTTGGTTCTTCACTTTGTAAACCTGCGGCTGAAATTGTGTCGTGAAGAGTTGCCATCTGAGCTAAGGTCAGCTTGTTAGATGACGCTGCCGTAACTGTCGCTGATAATTGAGAATAAGTAGAACGTGACTGTCCACCGATTGTTCCACTGTCTAAAACAACATTGCCTAAACCATTCGGTTGATTGGCAGTACCTGTTGAAAAAATTGTTGCCCCAAATCTCTGTAGAGTTTCAGCAGCCGCTTTGGCGTATTTGAAAGCTTCAAGAGAAATCGTTCCTGTTTCACCTGCGTTGGCAAATGAATCAAGCATTATGCTTACCTCAGGTTGAGTGAAAGCAGTGTGTGCGTATGACAATGTGATTGTCGTATTTGCAGCTGAACTGTTAAGTGTTTCCAAACCTGTGAAAAATTCGCCTTGAGTGTCAGCAACTATGTCAACTGTGACATCTTCGGTCTTACCCAAGAAAGGTTTACCGGCTGATACAATTCTAGAAAAATAAGTAGGAGCATTAAGAATATTATCTACAACTTTTGCGTGTAGCTTACGTTCTGTTGTGCCGTCTACTCTTTGGCCAAACTGTATTCCATCCATAAAAGTAAAATTAAATTAATAATTCTAAGCAAAAAAAACCGCCCTCCTTTCGGAGAACGGTATAGATTTACCTAGATATTATAATTATATCACTATTTTTGAGTGGTTATTTTTTCTTGAATAGATCAAAGAATGATGGCTTGTGAATTTCCTGATAACTATATTCGTCTTTATTCTCTACCTGCGTACTGCCACGACCTGCTGAAATCGGGGCATCCTCTCCTGCCGGTTGTTCATTGGAAGGAGTGTAGTGTTCATAAAATATCTCCTTAGCAGAATAGATAGGTGTCTTTCCCTCTGCTACTCTTTTTTGGTTTACTTCCATCATGGTTTTAAAGAAGTGGGTTTTAACCTTAGGGTCTTTTAAATCAAGTTTACCTGCTTTTTGCAGATCATCAAGCTGTTCGTCTAAATAAGTATTAAAAGCTTTCTGTCTTTGCTCATTGGTTTGAACTATTTTTTTCTTTTCTTCCTCAGTTTGCTTGGTTGCCTCTTCCTGCTCACGTTTTAGTTCCGCCTTAACCTCATCTTTTAAGAAAGGAACAAACTCAAACCAAGAAGGATTGCGTCCTTTTTCTTTGGCAAACTTTTCAGCATAAGTCTCGTATTTATCCTTTGCTTCTTCAGTTGGTTTAATACCGGCAGCAGTTAGTTTATCGGAAATTTCTTTGTCAGTCTCCTTCTTTAATTCATCTTTTATCTCAGATTTTATTTTACCTAAATCAATTTCCTCTTCAACAACATCCATATTGGGTTTATCGTCTTTTTTTTCTTCGGTTTTTTCCTCTGTCTTCTCAACCACTTTATTGTCCTTGACCTCCTCGCCTAAGAATTCAGATGTCTTTTCATCAGCAAGACGCTGTTTCTCTGTCTCTATTGAGCTTACCGATGAAATGTCTTTCTCATCAGGAGTTTCTTCTGAAGTATCCTCACTTTTAACGAATTTTCCATCCTCGCCCCGAACCCGCTTAGTTACCATAGTGTTTGGTTAGAATTGATAATTATAGTTCCTCCCCGCAATGGGGACAATATTTCATTTCGCCTTTATCCATTTTCTTTGTTTCTTTTTCATTAGATGTCTCCTTGCCTTTCTTTTGAATGAAGTATTTATTATCCCTCTTAATTAGTTTAGCCATATCTTAATTATATCACTATAATATTTTCTTACTTTAATTTAGAATTTGCCATTATAGACTTAACATAATTTTGTGTCTCATCAAACGGGGGAACACCTCCATATTTTTCAACATTTCCGCTTCCTGAATTATAGGCGGCTAAAGTATTTTCCCAACTACCGTGCCTCTTCTTTTTTGCCGCTAAATATTCAGCTGCCTTTTGAATTGCAATTATTGGATCTAGGGGATTAAAACCCATTCCTTCAGCAGTTTCGGGCATAAATTGAGCAATTCCTTTTGCCCCTGCCGGAGAACTTAACGCTCCGCTAATTACATCAGGATTAAAATATATTGATTCTTTTCTTAGAACATTATAAAGAATATCCTGCGGAATATTATTTTTTTTGGCTTCCTCGTTAATGATTTTATAATAAGGCATAGCATTTTCATCAGGAGGAGGGGTAGGAGTTGGAATAATTGGTGCAACTGCCTTTTCTTCATCTGTCATATCAGGTCTTGTAAAACCTTGTTTTGCATATTTCAGTCTTATTTGTCTTTGTTGTTCATTTGTTATGGTAGGGGCAGGAGAGACTACCTTATTGCTCACTGGATCAAACTTGAATTCATTTTTTATAGCATTACCTGCGTTCATTAAGAAGTCGGTCATTTTCTTGCGTATGTCGTCCATTATAGTCCTCTCGGACTACCCATTGGTGGTCCAGTTTGTAACGGTGGAATTGCCGTTGTATCGCTAGAAGTAGGGACTAATGGTGGTTGGCCTTGCGCCGGAACTGGTGGATTTACTACAGGAGAGGCTATACCTTGATTAGGTTGTTGAGTTGGGATATTGCCTTCACCATTAAGTGAATTACTAAGTTCCAGTGCCGTTGAGCCAAGACCTTTTACCTTGGCCATGTAGGAGGCGGGATCGGCCGTGAACATCATCAGGTCCTCGGTCCGCCCCTCAGGATTGGAGAGTCCCATATCCCGATAGAAGTTTAAGGGGTCTATCATTTTCATACCTGCCATTTCCATAGCTGTTTTTTCGGTCTTTAGTTTGTCAGTTCCACTCGCCTTAATACCTACCTCCATGCCATCCTCAATCAAATCCCTGTTTAGTTTAATGAACGTCATTTTTCCTCTTGCGCCTGATAATTTCTTGAAGTGGTCCTCGGTATAGCGTAGCTTTATGAAATGGAGGGAGTTCTGGCTCATCCATTCAAAAGCGTCAGTAACAGTATCATTAACCAAGTCATCATTGGCCGTAAAATCTCCCTCTCTCCCTATTTGGTTGGTTGTGGCAACGTCAGACTGCATCTGTCCCCTTATAGCGGTTGAGTGAGATACGGCATACATTCTTGTCCGTGTGTCGTCCAGATCCTTAAACTCTTGTGAGGTTGGCTGTTCGGGAATTATTGAAGCGTGGACATCATTTACATTGCCGTCTATCAATATATCCTGCCTGTCATCATCCAAGTCCATTTGCTCAATATCTTCCTTTTTAAGTCCGCCGTCTTTTGAGAATATATGTTTAACTCTCGCCATTAGTTTTTGAGTGATGGACTTGCCACGCTTATCTAAGTTTTCCTGATTTCTTATGTTTTGCTCTAAGCGTGATGTTTCATCAATCGCCACCTTTCCCCACTGGTCATAACCCATAAAAAAGAACGGTTTGCGGGGAGTGTCAAAGTAGTTCCTAAACATTTGCTCCGAAGTTATACCTTCGGGCATTACTCCCGATTGCATTGATAACATCGCTATTTGTTGCATCTCATCAGGCTTTATTTCTTTCTTTGCGTTATTTGTCGGGTCCATTGAAAAGTATTTAGTTTCACCCTCGTAGTCAAAGTTGGGGTTCTTAATCTTTTTCAGGACCACATCCTTATACTTCCACATCACACAAGATATCTTTTCCCATTCTTCCTTTGGCTCTTTACCTTCAGTCTCTTTGCTCGGCTTTTTCTTATACCAATCAAACCAAATTTCTCTAATCTTGATTTCTGAAAGTAGCCCTTTGGTCTTTGGCTTTTCATCTGTCCCGACATCAATCCCGTCCTTGATTAGTTCAGGGAAAAGCTCCTGTCTTTTACCGGGGAAACGCATAATACACTCCTGTACTGAAAGAGGCAGGGTTTGTGCAATCCATTTCATATCGTCAGCATTCTTGGTGTTGCAGGTGTGGTCAAAATTTATGTAGTCGGGGTGGACCACCTCAAACACAACGTCCTTTATCTCAGGATTCCACCTGGCCTTGATAACCGCCGTGTAGTAGACGGGCAGATGTTTAAATGCCAGTCCCAACACCTGTCTATTTTCCCTCTTCTTACAGTCGGTGTCAACGCACTTGGTAACATCCTCGGCCACCTTCCTTGACTCCTCAGTATCATTGCCCGGTGACACAATCACGTCAGGTAACCGAGAAATAGCAAGAGCTTTTAGCGTCCCCTCTATCTCATAGATGACGTTATCTAAGAAACGCACTTCGTAAGGTTTAAGCTCTTGATTTTTTTCCTTGTTGTCTATCTGACGCCCAAAAAGGTAGGTTTCATTGCGTTTTCGTTTATCATAGAGGTTATACTTGTCCGTAAAGAATTTGCGTGAGTCTTTATACCATTGGTCGGTAGTTTCTACTATCTCGGTGTCTTTGAGGTCAAGCGTAAGCGGGGATTGTTCAATTATTACACCTTCCTCGGATTTGAGAGTGTTATCAATAGATTGGTTAAGTGAGTCTTCTACCATATATAAATTATATCACTGTTAAACTATCGTCTCAAAACAGTAGCGTTGCTTACATCTGGTGTTAGTACACATAATAATTTTAGGCAGTTTGATTGGTGTCAGACCGGGTAATACTTTGGCAACAAATCCCTTATACTGGAGCATGATATGTCCACACCTGTGACAGTGATAGGAATACATATTCACTCCATTGGGGTCGTTATAGTCATGGGAGAGAATGACCGTTGTAACTTGAATAGTTTTTACCTCCCCGCCTATCTCCTGTAGTTGATTGGCTGCCCTAAACTGCATAGGAGCCTAAAGAGAGATTTGAACTCCCGACTCCCTGTTTACAAAACAGGCACTCTACCGCTGAGTTATTTAGGCTATATCTTAATTATATCAGCGATAGTAAACTCTCTTTTGCGTCTTCTCATAAGCTGTTGCGAACTTATCAATGTCTATAGCTATTTCACGTCCAGTCTTAGGATCAATGTTGGCGGTTGCCATTGGCTTAGGCCTATAGGTCTCACCAACCCCGCCTACTTTAGCGTCTATCCATTCCTGATGAGTGATAAAATAGGAAACATCATCAACCGCATGGTCTTCCAATGTGGTATCAATATCATCAATATGATTTTCATCGGGCATCATTTCAGGTATAGTTCGTATTAAATTTTTACAATTGGGAGTTATCATCCAATAAGGAAGTCCGTCAGGTGCTATTCGCATCCAGTTTTCCATTGCTGCCCAGCGAGAAATACGTTTATTACTTGCTGGTAACATTTGTGGTCTGTCCCCAGTTAATTCATCAAATGAAAGTCTAAATTGATCTGCAACTGAAATAGAACCATCAGACTGATTTGTATCCATTGATGGATCATACCAAGTCTTGTCTATAGTTTTATAATCAACTTTCTCCTGAATTAATTTAGCTTGTTCATAAGGGGATTTATTTGTTCCATAAATTTCTTCAAATGTAATAATACGATTAAATTTAACTCCTTCATAATTTTCATGTTTAATTATGTGAGCATGCCATGAAAAAGGAGCAATTCTCCCCCAATCCATTGATCCATATCTATCATACTTTTCATTAGGAATAATTGGTGCATCAAGTACATGGGTTTTGAAAGACCACTTAGGAAAGAAGCGACCGGCAGACTCTTCAAACGAAGCCATATATTCTTGATTAAAGAATGAGAGTTTTCCTTTTTCTTCAGCAAGTATTTTTTCCTCATCTATAAACTTAACAAACTCTTTACGTTCAAAACTTCCCTCCGGCCAAGCTTTATTATCATAAGAAGTAAAATGCCACGTTTCCCAGTCACTATTTAATTTAATAGGCTTTTCAAATGTTGGAATAACACCTTTCCTATCTCCTTGAAGAGCAAAGTCATGAAACCAGTTTAAGCCTTTAGGTGTTCCAATATATAATTCTCTATGATAAGGAGAATCAGCGAGAGATGGTTTAATAATATCAAATGCTTCTTTTTTAACGTCAGCTACCTCGTCCCAAATAATAAGATCAAGGCCGCTACCTCTTAATCCTTCGGGATTATCCGAGCCTTTAAGTCTTATCCATGAATTAGTCATAGGTACATGAAGTGAGAGTTCACTATCATTTTTTTTCATTGCCCCATATTGAACATAAGGCATAAAATATTTGGTTACATCAGGATCAATCCAATAGACTTCTTTGGCTTGTTTAAGAAGTGGAAGTATTATCCAAATAATTTGATTTTCAAGCTGAAAGGCCCGTGCGACTGCTTCATTTAATGCAAGACAGGTTTTACCAAACCTACGCCCACAAACAGCTACTCTATATTTTGCTTTGCTCTCGTGAATTTTAATTTGATTTTCATGAGGCTTGTATAGATCTAATAACATTTATATATTATTGGCTAGTTTTTTTATTCCACATTTAGTACAAACTTTACTTTTCATTTTGTTTTAACGCTCCATGAAATGCTACAGTTAATTTTTCACCACCAGTTGTAATATCGGTTTTAGTTTCATCTCTCCAACCAAAGTTATTTTTAAGATTAAAGATTGCCCCAGTTGGTGCTTTATCCATTAATCTTGTTTCTACATCTTCATGTACTCTTTCTCTTGCCCTTTTTATAGTGGGAAGAAATTCATCACGATTACTATAATCAAGTAATGTTCTTCTATCCATATCTAGCCTGTTAGCAAGCCCCGACATAGTATAGGGAGCCGGATCACTTATCATATATTCAGCACCTTTCTTCTCGTCATAAATTTTCTTTGTTCTATTATCACACCAATTAAAATACTCATCAATTACTTTTTGCATTTCTTCCACTGTTTTGTATTTTAGCGGTCTTCCCACCGGATTCGCCATATTTAATCCCTCCTTTGATCAGTCCAAAGCAAAATGCTTTGAAATGTGTCTCACACAGATATAATGTCGTTTTCTTTTTCACTTTCAGGTCCCTTAGATATATTATAGCTTCTCTATAACATTGGGTACAGGATTTCACTTTAATTCCTTAATGTTTTCTAACGTCTTAGCCATTTCCTTATTTCCTTCCTCAATTTTCTTCTGAAGCGGATTGGTCCGCTTATAAAGTTCCTGTGCTGTTGGCCGTCTGACTATTCCAACCGGCGACATTTTAATATCTATCTTTTTAACAGTGTCCGATATGGTTTGCTGAAGACGGTCCTTTTGAACGAAGTATCCGGCGACAAAACCTAGCAGAAGATAAATGAGATTGCTAACTAGAGTTAGTACCATAGTATTTAATTATATCACTTTTATACCTCTAAACATTTTTTTCATCTTATTAATCGCCCATTCAATTTTAAAATATTTATTTTTGTTCCTATTATTTATATGGCTTCTATGTTTTTTCATATTTAACGTAATCTGATTTTTGTTGCTAATGTGAATATATTGCGTTCATCTTTCCAGTAGGCATACTGCTTGACGGTGTAGCAGTTCATGTCCTGATCTCTAGCATAAAAATGGTAGTCTCTCGGCAGAATTGCAAAGAGCATAGTAGGGTTGTTCTTTTCACGCAAGTCTGACACTAGCAAACAAACCATATTTACATAACATACAAGATAGGCTATTCCGGTTTTCTTATTCCGTAGTATGTCGCCTTCTTTAAACATTATTTTGTTTTTTGCCAATTTGTCGGTAATATATCTTTCCAAACGGGTTTAGCTTTCATTCTCTCTTTTAATGTGAACATCTTACTTGCTTGTTTAGGATAGGCTTCAATAAATTCTTGACTTGCCTCGCCTTGTCGCCACGGCTGTATCATGGATTTGGCATTGGCGTTTCTTTCGTCCTTGACACTTTGAGGTATAGCTTCGTAAGAGGAAGGTTTGAAGTATAAACTGCAGACACTTATAATTTTTTTTAAGCTATCATCATAAGTGCTTCTCCAGTTTGAATCTTTGTGTGTTTTTTTACACCCTCTGCAATACATTAGCATAAAAGAAAGGGTTAGTGAGGTTGTGCGAGTAGAAAAATTATATACTACCCCTTAGTATCCTGTCAAATGAAACTAAAGAGTGCTAATCTTAGTCTTTGTGGTTTAGCTTTTTGGTTAGCTCAAAAACTATTTTCAGCGCCTTTGACAGTTCAACCTTCAGGTAAATGTTTAGGACTACAAGGACGATTATGATAGACAAGCCGATGATGTCTTTCATAGTTTAAGATTACTACTTTTGTGGAAGTTGTCAAGATAGACTTTGATATAGTTTGATTTTTACCGCTTTTTTCATCTTTTTTATTGAATTTTAGCTACAATATTTTCTTCACTTAGGCATAAACCTATTTTTAGGCACTTGACAAACTTCAAAAACGAAAAGGAGCAGACTGATAACCCGATTTTTAGGCGTTTTAAGGTTTAGAGTGCGTAGACAATCTAAAAAAAGACAGGGTATATAATTAA